ATCAACAAATCTCTCAGTTTTGTGCCCGTTTTTACAGGCAAATTCATACATTCTTCTCATTTAAGTCCTCAAATGCTCTTTCGCTGACTTGTTTCAAGTTCTTCAGCCAAATTAGTATTGAATACTCACCTTTTCTGAATTGTAGACTTTTTTCGTCTGCAATTGTTGAGATATTATTTAAAGGTTCTATCATTTTGTCAACATCTTCCATTAAATCTATCCACCCTTGAGTGGACATCATGGAAAATCTCTCTTCGTAGTACTTCTGAAGTTCTGGATTCATTGTCTAGCCATCTGTTTTTCAACAATCTTAGCCTTGTTCTGAATATCGGCTTCTTTAAGCATTAAATCAGCAATCTTGACCCGCTTATCAAACTCTCGTGAAGCTAAAGCGTCATCAGTTGGGAGGTTCTTGGTGTTAGCCGCCATACTCTTTGCTTGCAACTCAATAGGCATCAATTGCGCTTCAGTCAATAACTTTTGCGCTTCAGCCTTGTTCTGCTCTGCTTGCGTAGTTTGAACAGCAATCTGTGCTTGAGCCAGTTGCATAGCCATTTGTTGTTGCATCTGAGCCGCTTGTTGAGCTTGTGGGTCAACTTGAGACATCTTGTCCAACATCTCAATCAACTCAAATCTGTTTGACAGAGAAGAATTAGCCATGATGCCCTTCAAAATGATAGGCAAAACAGGAGTATTAGGGCCGAGAGTCTGGAGGAGGGCGATGAACTGTTGTTGCTCATGCTCTCTAGCAATGATACCGAGTGCTGCCGTAGGTATGAACTTCATGTCCACAGTAGGATAACGCTCGGGATCGAATTGCATATAGCGATAAGCGGCTTTGGTGATGAAGGGGATCATAAAATCCTCTTGGAAGTTCACCAAGGTACGCTTGTATTTCTTGATAATCGAGGCAGTAGCCATCGAAATACCGCCCTGACCCGCATCTCTAGAGACAGCAGTAACCATTCCCTGTGAGTCTAAAGTGCCTGTTGCCATTAAAAGCATACGCTCAAACTCTTTGGCGGTTGTTAGGTTAGTTCCATCAGTATTGCCAAACTTGAACGGGAACAGAATCTCATTGGGATTGCCGTTTGTCAGGATAGCCTTACCTGGCTTTACTTCAAATTTAGCTCCACGGGGGAGGCGAGTAGCATCCATAGCCATCATTGGGCTAGTTGTGAGAGCTAGTGAATCTAAGTGGCTACGCACTTGGGCATCAATAGCCTTTTGTGAGTTATAAGCCTTCTCAACAGTACCACGACCCAACAAGCGATTAGGAACTGTATCGTCCTGATAAGCAAGGATTGGGCGGTCTTTCATCATGTATGGGTTCTTTTCTGCTTTCAGAAGAACACCATCATTAGCAATCACTACGATAGCCTCAACCAGATCGGAATACTCATCCTGAATACTGTCTTCAGGGAACAAGTCTTCTACTTCGCCATCTTCTTCGTTTTCTAGTTGCTCAAGGTACTCTCTAGGAACTAAACCATAGTAGGTCAAAAGTTTAACTTTATCGTCTTCGTACTGAGAAACCTCTTGTGTAGGCTCTAAGTCTGTATCCATCGAGTCAGTGCCGACCTTTACCTTGCGGTAGATGCCTTCTTCTTGGCCTTTTACGATCTTGTGGATGGAGACATACTTCTCAATAGCCACACCCATACAGTCATCAATAGATGTTCCATTGGGGTCAAACAAGAAGTTACGGGGGTTAACAGGAACAATCTTGACTGCAATGCGGTCTTGTTCTACCACTCCAATAGCGGCTTGTCCCATTTGACCAGGTATTGCCTGAGTAGCGGGAACAAAGACTTTCTCTGTTTTGACAACAATCTCACCGATGCCTGTACCATAGATTTCAGCAAGTAGCTCAATCTGGTCAATAGACTTGCGAATCTTATCGACTTTGAAGTCTTCCATGAGTTGTGCTTTGATGGCAGCAACATCTAGGGGGCTACCATTGACATCACGAATATCGTCTTGAATGTCAAAGAACTCACCCTGACCAAAGATAGCTTCCATGATTTCGGCATGGCGTGTCTCTACAGCTTGTTGGGTAGCGGGGGTAACAATACGGCTACGCTCGGACTCTCTAGTCTTATCTTGGGCATCCCATTCACCATTGAAAATTCTCTCGTACTCTAGCCAATCATCAAGGCAATTGACATCTCTCCAATCCCTCCATCTATCACAATGGTTGACAACAAAGTTAACTATCTCTTTGTCTGAGTCGCTAGGTTCTTGGAATTCCATTCTTATACCCCACTAATAATATCTACAGGTTCCCATTCTTCTGAATCATCTTCTTCCATGTAAGATGTAACAGCCAGTTGGTCAATGTAACTGAGGGAGTCAGGCAAGTCATCATGGACTCCTTGAGCAGGGAACAGGATTAACTGGTCTACAAACTCATCCCAATCTTCTTCCGAATTTAACACAATTCTGCCATGCTCGAACCTACCTTGTAAAGCCCAGATGATTCTGTCTGCTTTTTTTCTATTCCCATGAGTCAAATCCACGATGTGAGCATAGGTGTTGTTCTTTCGCATCAAGTCCGATAAGTAGGGCAAAACAGCGTTCTTGAGTGCCCCCCTCTCTATCCCCACACTTAAAGGGCGGTAGTCCCGAATAGCAATCAGTATCTTAGAAGCCGTCTCTCGGATGTCCCAACGTCCGTGTTCAATCTTCTCAACAAACCACTTACCATCGTCTGTAACCTTAACGATTGAGATAGCAGACTCGTCTAGACGCTTCTTAGCATTAGCGGCTTGTTTGGCAACCTCCTCGAATCCCGCTAGGTCAACAGCGATGTAATAGCTTCCATGTTCAGGACTAACCCCGTATTTGATCCACTCTTCCTTGAAGATGTCAGATCCTGCATTGGTAAACGAAGCCATAAACTCTTGCTTAAAAGCAAAAGAACTCAGAGTCTTTTTAGCGGAATCTATCTCTGCTTGGTCAATCAAGGGGTTATCAGCGGTGGTGAAGTGCCAACTCTTCCAATCAGGATCATCTTCACTCTCGCCTAGTTTAAAGGTATCGTAGAACCAGTTTCTGCCCTTCGGAGTGCCGATAAAGAGTGCTCTGCCCCGTTTATCAGACAAACTGGCACGAATGACTTGCTCCCATGCCTCGGGTTTGATGTCTGCAACCTCATCTAGTACGGCATAGGTCAGACTGACACCACGGAGCGTATCAGGCCGATCTGCCCCACGAACGTATATCCTAGCCCCGTTTATCAGGGTAATGTCTAGGTTGTTCACATGAGACGACTGAATAACCTCTCTACCAAGGTCTAGCAGTAAGTCCCAAATAATCTGTCTTGATTGTCCCATAGTGGGACTAACGTACAGAACCGCAGAGCCTTGTGGACACTTGAGTCCTTCAATCAGTAGGGTAACTGCCGCCATACGTGACTTACCGCATCTACGCCCAGCAGCCACAACCTTGAACCTAGTCGTGTCCTTAAATACCTCTTGTTGCCAAGGAAGTAGAGAGAAGTTCAGATCAGCCATATTTAGCCTCTACATCTTCTGCATCAGGAATGGTATCTATTACTGTCGGCTCTTGTCCCAAACCAGTGATATTGATGGTTACGGCTGATCTCTGACTCTTATCCTTTTCAAACAAAGAAACAGGAAGAGTCCTATCAAGACACATCTTTAGAGCAACTAGTTGATGGGGATGGTCATCATTAAGGGCTATCTCAATAACCTTCTGAGCCACATCCTTACCTCCACTCCTAATCATCAGCTCTTTAAGCTCCTTAAGACGTTGATGGTCTGTCTTAGGTAGTACAAGGGGTGGATTGTCAGCAAACCTCTGTATGGTCATCTTGACGCTTCCCTTTGGTCTTCCTCTTCCTCTTTTTTCCATTTTCTCCTCCTTGGAATGGATTAGTTCATTTTAGCTTTTTCAGAATGGGGGCGGCTCCACAAATATCTTCACACAGACGCCACCCCCTCCCCCCCCATACACCACCTAGGGTTTCTACCTAAGGGTTTCTACCTACGCACTTACCCTTATAGGGTTTACCCTTACCTTGTCTAAATGCGAATGATTCTTATTTACGTTTCATGCAAGTGTAAGTTGTGGCGGGTACTTTTCAGGGTTACTTGATTGATCTAGTCTTATCTGTTCCCTTGTCTATCCCTTGTCTTATCCCTTACTGTTTACCCTATTGATTGACATGGTTAGGGCTATCCCTTTTCTTTTCGTCAAGGTTAGTTACTAACCCTATGCTTTCCAATGGGCTATCTGTTCTATATCCGATGCCATGCAAGTGTTGATATAGGCTCAATAGGTTTTCAAAACCCTGGCTAATATTCCCTTGTCCAGCACTCAATAGAATTTGCAGCTTAGGGTTATCTAGCTTTCGTCTAAATTGCACTGTATCAACCTTAGGCGGCCTTGCCATGATCTACCCTAAAAGAAATAAATTAAAAT